ATTCTTACTTTACATCTATATCCCCACGCTTTATCTTCGGCAAGAACTCTTGTTTTTTCGTTACGCCAAACTGATGGATCGGCAACTTGTCCGACCCACCAGACGAAACCGTCTTTGCCTACAAAATTAGATTTTAGTAAGGATTCTTCAATCATCAGTCGTCGTATACTCTACATTCTGAAGCATCTGGATGTGTATCACAATAAAGTTCCAATGGTGTGGGGTCATGTTCTTCACCAGGATGATTTTCTTTATAGGCTTCAAGATCTTTTAATTCTTCCTCAGTATGGCGACGCATTTGAGGAGAAATTGTAGCATCATCTAGGATTTCTTTATCCTTTTGAATGTGATCGTCTATGTTTTTCATTGTTTTGCACCGTAAAGACCGTAAGAATCTCTTACTAATTTAAGAGATGTGACCATCTGTCCGCTTTCAAAATGGTGTCGTAATTCTTTAATAAGATATCTTCCACTTTGTTCTTCATCTACTTCACCAGGTTTTGATGCATCAACTTTTTGAAATTGTGCATTTATCAAACCACCAGCTCTCAGATTGACGTTTAATGGTACTATCATATTTAGTGACTGTGTGAACAGTAAGTTATATCTTGAGAATGATTTTGCCATATCTGTATTATCTCTACCAGATTCTACAGGATTACCGACTTCATCATTGACACCAATATCACTAGTTCTGAATAAAATTCTTGATGGTCTATTTGCAAACTCTTTTGGATAATTTAATTTTCCTTCAGAACCAAGTTTTGACTTTATCTCATCTGCTATTTTATAGGTTATCCCCTCAAGTTTGTTTTGGTAGATGTCATAAAAATATGTAACGTTAGCATACATACCGACTCTCAATGCCTTCATTAGATCTATATTTTTTTCGAAATTATAATTAAGAACGCTGAAGTTATTACTTGGTGAATTTGTCTCTATGGCTTGAGAATATGTATATGTTGGTATATTTTCTGATTCCGTACTTGAGAGTTGGTTTTTTGTTGATGATACTAAACTATCAATGCTTCTAAAGTTGAATCCATCTTTGTTTTCATAAAACAAGAATCCAGTGACACCCTTAGCAGTAGTTCCTTTTTTTCCAGAACTACTTGTTATTGGAACTCCTTTTGGTCCCAACCAAGTCAATACGGTAAATGGTTTTTTAAGAGTTCCAATAAATGAAAAAGAATTAGAAGTTCTCTCTATATTCTCCGATTTGTATTTTTTTGTTAGTAAAACATCTTTTAGAATGGAAGTTACGTGATCATTGATTGGTTTTGGAGTATATTTTTTCTGAACTCTTACTGTTTCGTTTGTAAGTCCTTCTCTAGAAGTTAGATGTAGAGTGAACATTTCTCTACTTGAATCAGCAACTATTCCACTTACCTTATAAACATATAAAGCAAATTCTTTTTCAAGTACAAATTCCCCACTGTAGGTTTCTACACTAAAGACCACAGGTTCTCCACCACGAATTGGAAGTTGATGGAGAATAGAATATTCACTTTGTATTTGCATTGTCATTGTAATGCATGGTGATAATATATCTTCAAAATAGTCTGAAAATAGAATCTTATTTGACAGATCAATTTTTTTAGAACCATCTATGGATTGTATTTCTACAAATTTGTAGGTTAGAGTCGTTAGAGATGGTGTTGACATATTAACTACCGGAAAGATTTGTTAACATAAGAGTTTTAACTACATTATTTAACATTGAACCCTTAGATGGTCCAGAAGGAAGAGTCATTTGTTGTTGTCCTGCTGAAATTACAATAGGTCTTTGTTGTCCTCCTCCCATTCCGTATGCTATTGGCATAATAATCAATCTTGTTTTTTGTGTATCGTATGATGGATAACTTGAAATCTGTGAAGGTGAAGCGGCAACGGTTTGGATATAACGAATGGTTGGTTCTTGTGCGATTGGAATGTTAACTGGGGGTTCTTGAGTTTTTTCTTCCGTTTTGTAAATTGGTAAATTATTTTGTACGGAATAATTTTTCTCATACTCTTTATATGAAGTTGCACCAAGCATTTTTTCATCAAGTTTGTCAAATATATCAGCATCTAGTTTAAGTTTATCAAATTCTTGTTCAGTTAATTTTGGAGGCACTGAAGCAGTTGTTGATCCAGATGCTTTTGGTTTAGTTTTTGGTTTTACAGTTACATTTCCACCAAATCTAAAATATCTGTCTGCAGCTGCTGTTGGATCGGCTGGTGGACCACTAGTACTCTGATAAAATTCAAAGTGTAGGTGTGGTCCAGTTGATCTACCAGCACCCGTTGTTCCTGGTTGTCCACCAGTCTTTCCTATCATTTGACCAGCAGTAATCTGTTGTCCAGGACTTACACTTATTTCACTCATGTGAAGATATCTTGTTTGTTTGCCATCCTCGTGGGTTATTAATACATTTCCTCCTGCAGCGCCACTAAACGAAGCCTGTTCTACTCTACCTGGAACTACAACACTTATTGGAGTGCCTTGTGCTATTGGATAATCCTCACCTTGGTGTTTTCCGCCCTTTCCTTGATTATAATACTGTCTGAATTCATTATAATCTGGAGTGTTTATGTACTTACTAGGTAGTTCTCCTCCAGTTACATTGTAATCGTTATCTTGTGGATTCTCTACTGGTCCGCCACCACCTTTTCTTGGTTGTATTTCTTCGTGTTTAGATATTTGCTCTTCTCCTGTTGTCGAAGATATACTCCTCGTGGTCATTGAACCACCAAAAACATTTTCAAAATTATAAACAACCTGATCAAATTTGTTTATAACACTTGCAAATGTATTTTTAGAAACTAGTGATTGTTCTTTTTGTTTTTGTTCTTGTATCTTTAAACGTTCCTCAGTTTTCTCTTTTACAGATTTTCCTTGCCCAGTTGCTGCTTCATATGCACGATCTCCCAACCATCCACCAGCCATTCCACCAACTGCACTTCCTAACATGAAACCTAATGGTGGGAATGGAACCAACGCAGTACCAATCGCTCCACCAAGCAAACTTCCAGCAAGAGCACCACCAGATCCAGCTGCAGACTGACCTACACTTTCTCCTTCTGCAAGTCCTGTAGCAAAATCTAATCCAGCAAACGCAGCATTAGCAATTCCTAGGGCTCTAATTCCTCCCAGTTTAAATCCCTTTGCTTTTGGAATAGCTTTTCCTGCTTTGGGACTTTTTTCTTTTCCACGACCAAACATAGACCCAATAAATCCACCAACATCCAATGCACCAGATGCAAGTGAAGACAACAAACTTCCAGCATTTCCAAATGTGCTAGCAACATTTAAATTTTGTAAATCTTTGATTTTTCTTTTTTTGGGTAACTTTATAGATTGAAGTCTTTTTGTTTCGACATCCATAAAAGTAACAAAATCAGAGAATGAAGTTTTAGTTGACTTCATTGCTGATCTTGATTTATTAAAATATACTATATTGTTTAGTGCTCCGAGTAACGGAGAAGAAATTTTTGCTGCCATTATCCGTCTACGATGTTATATACAACTTTTGATAACATAGTAAAGAAATTATCATCATTAGTAGAAGACAAGAACGGTACTTTAGTTCCACCTTGCAAATCTGGAGGAGCCATTCCAGATGGACCTCTATTTGCTCTCATTGTTCCCATATCCATTGGAAGTATAGTGATTTCTGGTTGTTGAGAAACTGGTGATGCTGGTCTAGAAACATCCGCAGCAACTTGTTGTTTTACTTCTTGATCAGTTTTTGCAGGTGATACAACAGATTGTTTTGTTTCCTCTCCTGTTGGTTGGAGTTGTTCTAACATGCCAACTTTTCCACCAGCGTTTCCGTGGAAGAAGTTTCCACCAGTTCCTCGATAAAAGTCAACACCTTTTACCATATTTTTTAGTTGTGTTTGACCTTTAAAGAATCTTCTACCTTTAACTCCCTCTCTAGCCGCAGTTGACAACGTTCCACCAGTCTTAAAGTCTGTTAAAATTTTAGCGGCTTCTGCAGCAGAGCCTTTTCTTCCGAATAGTTGTTCTAAATTTTGAAGTCCGTTTGGACCAGAAGCAATTTCTTTTAATTTTTGAATCCTTTCTTGCGGAGTTTTCCCCAGTTTATCAGCAATAGGACCATATACTTTTTTAGCATCTGGATCAAGACTATCTGCATAAATTGCAGAAGAGATTGGACTAAATTGTTCTTTTGCTGTTACCTGTCCAAACAAATCACCATAACCAGAGTGATCAGTTGCTGCACGATTTAGCATCACCTGCATGGCATCTGCAGCATTTTGGCCACTAGTGCCTTCTAGAATAGATGTAAATGCAGCAAGATTTTCTCCAGAAGTACCACTTGGAACGGTTCCATCTGGTCCAGCTGGAGTTTCATCATCAGTTGGTGTAGGAATTGAACCAGAAAATCCACCAGAGGATGATCCCTTTGATGATGGTCTTGCAAATGACTGTAGAACTTTATCAAACCTATCTAAAATTTGAGAAAATCTATCCAGTAGTGGTGTTGGGATTGAATCCGGAGATTGTGTTGGGGTTACTTCTTGATCACCTACGTCCATCATTCCACTAACAACTTGAGATCCTAGTGCACCAGCACCGACAAGACCGGCTCCTATACCAAGCATTTTAAGCATTTTGCCTCTACCGCCAGGTAAAGATCTTTTTAGTGGACCTCCAGGTACTTTAATATCTAAATTTAATCCACCAGCACCAGTAGAAGCTCTTGGTAGGTTGGAAAGTTGTTTTACTATTTTTACAATAGTTTCTCTAACTAAGGCAGCAATCTGAAAAGACTCTGAAAATACTCTCTGTAATGCCTTTAAATTTTTGCCAAGTCTTTTTATATTTCTTCTATCAGTTAAAAATTGAATATAACTAAGAGCTTCTCTATAAAGATTTAAGAAATTTTGTAATATTTTACTTGGGGGGTTTGATACTACTTCTTGAATTTTATTTCTATATTCTCCAAGTTGTTGTAAGAAATTATTTTGAATTACTTGTTGTATAACTTGATTTGCAGATGCAAATTTATTTTCTACATTAGTTAATATATTACTTGATAATGTTTGTATGATAGATCCAAGGTCTGGTACTCTTGGAGCTACTGCAGCGGCTCCTCTTTGAAACCCAACAATTTTATTCGCAGCAGAAGCGACAACAGAAGTACCCAATGGCGTTCCACCAGAAACAAAATTTATCGCACCATTCATTGTCGGCGTTTTCTTGCCGGTCACAATTCCTGGATTGATTGCTGGTTTAATTGCCACGATTTGCTGCCTGCTTTGCTTTTTCGTTTTCCTCTTCTATATGTTGTTTCAGAAGGGCGAGATAGATATCTCTCTCCCAAGGCATCATGTTTTCAATCTCAGTCAAAGAGTATTTATGGAACTGCATGAGAGCAAAGTTAATCTTAAAATATGACTCCAAATCCATATGAGCCATGATTAACCGAAAAAACTCGTTAGTCCTTCCAACGTTACAGTATTTTTGACTTTTGTTTTTGGATTTGTAACTTCAAAAGTATGCGATAGTTTTGGCATAGTCTCAAAGAATTTTTCAATTTTCTTGAATTGATCTGTATTCATACTTTCGATGAATTCTATTAATTCTTTCTTTGTACAATCCGAAGCAGCCCAAGAATCATCAGCGGTAAAGATTACATCAATACATGATGAAATGATATCAAAAGATTTTTCTATAGTAGATAGTGATTCTGCAGAAGAGAAATCAAAATTATTTTTAATGAATTGATCCAGTGAAGGATACTTCATTTTTATCACGATCTCATCATCAAGTTTTATTTCGCAACTATGATCACTTTCTTTTTGTACTTGAATTTCATCAACGTAAATTTTTACAGGTACTTCTGTAACTCCATCATCAGAACAAGTAACAACTAAATCAATCGATTCTGATACAGATTTTGCTCTAATATTCAAAAAAATGTATTCAATATCAAATGAAGGAAGATCCTCTACTTTTATTCCTCTAGTCTGAATGCAATCTTTCAGTACCGATTTGATTGCAAGAGTTATTTGTTTTACATCTTGGCTTTCTAAAGCTAAGATTAGGATTTTTTCTTCTTTAACTAAAAATGGTCTATATTTGATCTTTTTTCCAGTAGAAGGCAACTCAAGTTCATAAGTTGGTGTAGCAATCTTTGGTAATGGCATTGAAAATTATATAATCAGTTAAATTTATTTATTCTAGTCCCAGAGATGGATTTGTACCATTTAAATTGAATGGTGGAAAAGCATTCTGAGATGCACTTCCAGAAGATATTGACGGAACTGATAACAATGGCAGCTGTGAATTATTATTGAATTGTTCTTCAAAGGCCTCCGCAATAGTGTTTCCTTTCCCCTGATGATTCAAAATTACATATCTATCATATGTAAAGTTAACCGTTGTTTTTGTAATTGTACTACCCTCATATGTTACAGGAAGTGCGGTTAGTTGTGTTGGGAAAGCGTTTAAGAAATAGTAAGTCAACATAGATGGAGATCTTTCAACTTCTCCAACACCATTAACATAAACATCTCTTTCAAATTTTGTTATTGCAATTGGTCTCTTATAACTATTTGGATATCTGAATCTAAAAATTTCCCAAGGATTGTTTATACTGCTTGGATTTCCCGCTGGATTTCCTCTTGATCTTCTACCAGTTCTATTATAGAGGGGATTGATAAAGTTTAACCATTCTTCGAAAAGACGGATAATACCATATTCTGCATCAACATAAAAAGTCATTGATATGTCGGGAAAATCTCTTCTATTTGGAAATTTCTCCGTTAGTCCCTGTCTTGATCCGTATTCTTCCAAGAGAGAAAGGGATGCACCTGGCAACGTCGTTTCGTTACACATAAATTCATAACGAAGAGAATTTAGGTTAGCATTATTTCCATTGAAAAGATTAGATCCCAATACACCACAAGACACTAACCAGGAATTTATATCAGTATCTGCATTTGCAGTAGAAATAGTATCACCTAAAAATAAAGATATTTTATATTGACTAGTTACAGATAGTTCACCAAACAAATCCTGAACACTAGGTATTGATCCTCTCCCATCGTTTGTTCCTCTAGGAAGAGTCATCCTAGTGTAAATTGGATCAACTCTAAATCTGTTTGTTGGATAGTCCGGTCTGAATGGCTCAGCCATCTATAAATATTTCTTAAGGTCTATAGTATGTATATGAGTTATAAGGGAAAGTACCGTCCAGAGAACCCAAAGAAATATAAAGGTGATCCAACTAATATTATCTATCGTTCTCTCTGGGAACGCAAATTCATGAGATATTGTGATTTAAATGAGAATGTCAACCAGTGGCAATCGGAAGAGTTCTTTATTCCATATCGTTCACCACTTGATAATAAAGTTCATAGATATTTTCCCGACTTTTTTGTTAAGTATAAAGATAGGTCTGGAAAAACCAGAGTAATGGTAATCGAGATAAAACCAAAAAACCAAGTTGTAATGCCTGAACAAAATCCAAAAAGAAGAACAAAAGCATGGGCTCATAAAGTTCAGACTTGGGTTGTTAATCAGGCAAAGTGGAAAGCAGCGGAAGAATATTGTGCAGATCGTAATTATGAATTCAAGATTATGACAGAAGAGGATCTAGGCATATGAGTTTCGACGGTATATTCCAACCTGGAGAAGGTTTTGGATACGATCTAATCAAAAAATTTAAAGGAAAGAATGTCAAGAGTGATACTTATACCGGAGAACTTCGTCAGTATCTTGGTGAACTTGAACAATTCAATATTAATGAAATAGATACGGGTGGAATAGAGGTTGGTAAATTATATTTCTTCATTTATGGGGCACAAACTCCTGGACTTCCATTCTATGATACACAACCGTTGACTTATATTACTGAAGTAAATTATAACGCAGGATATTTCATTGGTACTAATTTACATTATCTCAATAGAAAA